CCTGCCGTGATTGCCGATGGCGGTTCCATGGTATTTACGGCTGCAAATCTGCTGACCGGGCTGGTGACTGCCACCCCGACAACTGGCCGCAGCATTCAGCTTCCGACCGGCGTTGCGATGGACTTGTCGACCGGCATTGAAATCAACGAATCGTTCGATTGGTCGTTGATCACGCTTGCGGCTTTCGCGCTTACCGTGACGGCGGGCGCTTCCGGTCACACGATTGTCGGGGCGGCTGCTACTGCGGCGACTTCCGGTTCTGCCGCGCGCTGGCGGACCCGCAAGACGGCGGCTGATACCTTCGTCAGCTATCGCATTGCATAATGACTGGGGCGGGCTTAACGGCCCGCCCTAACCCCTTGCAGGAGGCTTTCCTATGCCGTTGAAGAAAGGCTATTCCAAGGCTTCCATTTCCAGCAATATCCGCAAGGAAATGAAGGCTGGCAAGCCGCAAAAGCAGGCGGTGGCCATTTCTTTGAATACCGCCCGAACGGCGGCGATGAAAGCCGGAAAGCCTGGCAAAGCCCCGAAAGGTGCAAAATGAGATTTCTTCCAACTACTCTTTACCGTGTGCCTGGCGCGCATTTTGGCCCGCCTGGTTTTACCTATGATTATCGCGGCGTTGACACGGAAGAGGCGCTAGAGGCTGCCTTGGCCGATGGCTGGCATGAAAGCCTTACCGCCGCAATGGCGCCGCCCGAAGCCGCGCCCGTGCCTGCCGATGATGCGCCCGTGATGCGCGCCGAATTGGAACAGAAAGCGGAAGAGCTTGGCATCAAGGTGGATGGCCGGTGGTCAGACAAGCGCCTGATGGCCGAGATTGAATCCAAGGTGGTGCCATCGGAATGAGCTACACCAAGCGCCAGCTTATCGAAGCCGCGTTTGAAGAGGTGGGCCTTGCGGCCTATACCTTTGACCTGACGCCGGCCCAGATGCAATCGGCGCTGCGCCGGATGGATTCCATGCTGGCGACTTGGAATAGCAAGGGCATCCGCATTGCCTATCCGTTGCCGCGCAATCCAGACGATAGCGGCCTTGATGAAGAAACGAGTATTCCAGATAGAGCGGTTGAAGCTATTGTTTCCAATTTGGCACTGAGGCTTGCCCCATCTTATGGCAAGGCGGTGGCGGTGGAGGTGAAAACCTCTGCCCGGCAAGCCTATGAGGCGTTGCTGGCGCGGGCTGCCATGCCTTCTGAAATGCAATTCCCCAAAACTCTGCCGGCGGGCTCAGGCAACCGGCCTTGGGTATCTGACAATCCATTCATGCCGGGGCCGGTTGATCCTGTCTTGGTGGGGCCTGATGGCCCGCTTGAACCGTAGGAACGGAACGCCATGCCCACGATCAACCAACTATCTGCGATCAACAGCCTAAGCGCAGGCGATAACATCTTGGTCTATGCCCCCGGCGAAGGCGACACGCGCCGCGCCAGCCTTTCGACGCTATTGGCGTTCTTTGAATCTTATTTTGCCGATCCTGATTACACCACGCAGATCAGCGCACCAACTTCGAGTGGGTTCAACCTACAGCTTGGCGCACAAACGCAAAGCCTGTTTTTGATTATCAACCCGACTGGCGCTTTTGCGGCTGGCACCATTACCTTGCCGCCGGTGGCGTCATGCTTTGACGGGCAAGAAATCCTTGTCGTTTCTTCCCAAAGCATTGCGGCGCTGACGGTGAACGGCAACGGCGGAACGTTGATTGGAACGCCTGGCTCGCTTGGCATTGGCAGTTTTTTCACGATCCGGTTCAATTACCTGCAATCCACTTGGTACACGCTTTCAAGTAATACCGGCTCCAACTTTGGCAGCCTGACGCTTTCCACCGCGATTAATGACGTGAATGGCAACGAGCTTTTGCGCGTTTCTGCCACGGCGGCAGCGGTGAATGAGGTCACGCTTACCAATGCGGCGGCGGGCGGCGCGCCAAGCCTGAGCGCAACCGGCGATGACACAAACATTAGCCTGAACCTTGTGGCCAAGGGAACGGGCGTGGTGCAGGCTGGTGGCATCCCGGTGGCGACGACCACGGGCGCCCAAACTCTGACCAATAAGACCTTGACGGCGCCGGTTATCAGCACGATCAGCAACACGGGCACGCTGACCCTGCCGAGTTCAACAGATACGCTTGTGGGGCGCGCGACAACCGACACGCTCACCAATAAGACCCTGACCGCGCCGGTAATGACTACGCCTTCCCTTGGAACGCCGGCAAGCGGCGTCTTGACCAATTGCACGGGCTTGCCGATTGCAACGGGCGTGAGTGGCCTTGCGGCGCTTGTGGCGACTTTCCTTGCCACGCCTTCGAGCGCCAATTTGGCGGCTGCGCTTACCGATGAAACGGGCAGCGGCGTTGCAGTGTTTGGCACCGCGCCGACTATTACCGGCTTGCGCCGCGCCGCGCCTGTCACCAAGACGGCAGATTTCACGCTTGGCGATGCGGAAGATTACATCATCAATAACAAGCCTGCCGCCGCTTGCGTGGTGACATTGCCGGCACCTGCCAGTTACCCGGGCCGCGTGGTGGTCATGAAAACCATTCAAGCCTTTGCCATCAACAGCGCTTCGTCAAACGTGGTTCCGCTTGCGGGCGGTGCGGCGGGCACGGCTATCGTATCGGGCACGGCGGGGAATTGGGCCGAGCTTGTAAGCGACGGTTCTAATTGGATCATCATGAAGGCGTAAGGAATAAGACATGACCATTCGCGCACCATTCTACCCTGCTCGTGGCGCTAATCAGGTGGTGACGCCTGGCGCTGCATCGGCAGAAGTGACCGTTGACCCAAAGGCCAAAAGCGTGCGCCTTGTGAACAGTGGCGCCAATATCTGCCATGTGCGGATTGGCATTGGCACGCAAACTGCGACAACCGCCGATACGCCATTGCGGTCTGGTTCTGAAATTGTCGTCTCAAAGGGCGAAGGCGAAGGCAATGTGGCGCATATCAGCGCCGCCGGCACTACGCTGCACATTCAGCCCGGCGAAGGTGGGGTTTGAGTGCAAATTCCGATTCTGACCGGCGTTTATACAGATAGCAGCCCGGATTTCCGGACGGCTTACCCGGTCAATATGGTGCCGGTGCCCATGCCGCAGGGGATTTCCAATGTCTATTTGCGTCCGGCTGAGGGGCTTATCAGTCAAGGCACGGGGCCGGGCGTGGATCGTGCCGGGATTGAGTGGCGCGGGCAGTGCTATCGCGTCATGGGTTCCCGGCTGGTGCGGATTGCCGCCGATGGCACTCTGACCGATATTGGCGAGGTGGGCATAAGTGCCAAGCTGGCAACCTTTGATTATTCCTTTGACTATCTGGCCATTGCATCAGCCGGGCGCCTGTATCTCTACAATGGAGCCGCGCTTCAACAGGTGACGGATACCGATATTGGCACGGTTTTGGACGTCGTTTGGGTGGACGGCTATTTCATGACCACGGACGGAGAATTTCTGGTGGTGACGGAATTGGGCAATCCATTTGCGGTTGATCCCCTGAAATATGGAAGCGCCGAGGCTGATCCAGATCCAGTTGTGGCGCTGCTGAAACTGCGAAACGAAGTCTATGCCTTAAACCGCCACACGATCGAGGTGTTCGACAACGTGGGGGGCGATAATTTTCCCTTCGCGCGCATTGAAAGCGCGCAAATTCAGAAAGGTTGCGTCGGCACCCGTGCGTGTTGCGTGTTTCAGGAAACCATTGCCTTCCTTGGTTCAGGCCGGAATGAGGCGCCTGGCATTTACCTGGGCACCAATTCAGTCGCGCGGAAGATCAGCACGGCAGAAATTGACCGCGTTCTTGCCGGATATTCAGAAACACAACTTGCGGAGGTTTTGCTTGAAGCGAGGAATGACCGCGCGCATCAATACCTTTACGTTCATCTTCCAGATCAGACGCTTGCATTTGACGCGGCGGCTACGGAAGCGCTGCAACAGCCGGCATGGTTCATCCTGACATCTTCGGTGGAAGGCTTGGCCCAATACCGGGCGCGCAACTTCGTGTGGTGCTATGACAAATGGCTTTGCGGTGATCCTAGCAGTAATGGCTACGGATACCTTACCACAGACCGCGCCGATCATTACGGCGCCAAGGTTCGGTGGCAGTTTCAAACCGCGATCCTTTACAACGAAAGCCGGGGAGCGGTGGTGCATAGCCTGGAGCTTGTTTGCTTGCCCGGCTATGCCGTGTTCGGCGTTGATCCGGTTGTGACCACTTCCTATAGCGTTGACGGGCAGAATTGGAGCCAAGACCGGCGCTTGTCCCTGAATGGCTTTGGCGCCTTGAATAAGCGCGCTGTATGGCATCAACAGGGCATGATGCGGAATTGGCGCATTCAGCGCTTTCAGGGCACCAGTGACGCGCGCTTGCCCGTGGCGCGGCTAGAAGCAAGCCTGGAGCCGCTTGCGGTATGACGCGCATTCGCCTTAACCGCGTGCAGCTTGCGGCCTTCCTGCCGGATGATGACAGTATCCGGAAGATGGAGGCGCTATTCGCGCAAGCGACGGACCTGACGCCGGCAGAAATTGCCGCTTTGACGCTTGCCATTCAGGAAGCATCGCTTGACGCGGGCACGGCGGACGCCAAGGCTACGCAAGCCAATGACGCGCTTGGCCGCATTGCCGATAGCCTGGAATTGCTGGCCTATGCGCCGCCGCGCTTGCCGGTGGCGTTATCCGATGACGTGGCGCCGCCGATCACGCCGCCCAAGCGGACGCGGTTTAGTTCCTTTTATGACACCACAACCCAAACGGCAGCGGTGATCAATACAGCCTATGCGGTCACGTTTGACACGACTGACCTGAGCGAAGGCGTCTATCTTGGCAGCCCGACATCGCGCATTCTTGTGGACGAGCCGGGCGTCTATAATTTCCAGTTTTCGGCGCAGCTTGACAAGACAACCGGCGGCGTCGGGATTTTCGATTTCTGGATTAGGGTGAACGGCGTTGACATTGCCAATTCTGCCGGGCGAGTGCGGATACAGGGCAACAATGCTGAATTGATTACGGCTTGGAATTTCTTAACACGCATGAAGGCTGGCGACTATTTTGAGCTGATGTGGGCGGTTGATGATACCTCATGCCAGATTGCGGCATTCCCAGCCGCCGCGCCGCACCCTGGCATCCCATCGGTCATTCTGACCGTTTCCAACAACATCGGAGCTTGACCCATGGCCGTGACCGTTAAGAACATCATTCCGGCAAAGCAGGCCGAGAATACGCAAACCACGCAATACACCGCGACGGGGTGCCGCACCATTATTGACAAGTTCACCGTGACAAATACCAGCGCAGCCAATGTAACGCTTGCGGTTAATCTTGTGGCGTCCGGCGGTTCGGCTGGGGCTGCCAATCTGGTGTTAAGTGCAAAGAACATCGTCCCAGGCGAGACCTACCTTTGCCCGGAATTGGTGGGCCAGGTTTTGGAGTCGGGCGGGTTTATCAGCACCTTGGCCGGCGCCGCGACCAGCTTGACCATTCGGGCCAGCGGGCGGGAAATCACATAATGCTTGCAACCTGGGCCGGTTTGGGGATAATTGGGGCGCTGAGACATCCGGCGGCCAGCGGCCATCCTTTAAGGGGTTCCGATGTCTGAGGTTTCGCACATCCCGCTGTCTGAGGTTTCGCACATCCCGCACAGTGAGCGCGATTTAAGCTTTGTGGAAGGCTTGCTTTTAAGCGTTCCACAAGCTGAAGCGCCATTGGCGCATTATTTCGGGCCGGGCATCTATATCCGTGAAGTGATCCTGCCGGTTGGCGCGCTTGTGCTTGGGCATCGGCACAAGCATGAGCATCTTTGCGTGATCATCAAGGGCGCGTTTACCTTTATCGATGACAATGGCGAGGTGGTGATCAAAAGCGCGCCCATGAAATTTGTGGCGCCGCCTGGCCGAAAGCTGGGGCACGTTTTGGAAGAATGCGTTTTCTGGAACATTTACGCCACGGAAGAACGCGACATTGAAAAGCTGGAAGATATGCTTTTCGAAAAGAGCGATGTTTGGCTTGATCATCACGCGCAAAAGAGGATTGAGCAATGAGCGCGTTAGCAGCGATTGCAATTGGCACTGTGGCGGTTGGCGGTTTTTCCGCTTACACACAAGCCCAAGCTGCTAAAAAGGCGGCAAACACGCAAGCGGGCGTGGCGCGCGAGGGTATGGCCGCGCAAGAAAGGCAGCTTGAAGAAATCAATGCGCTGATGAAGCCCTACGTTGACGCTGGCTATGGCGCCTTGACCGGGCTTGAACCCTACGCGGCGGCGGGGGCGCCCGCATTGCAGCGCCAACAGGCTTTGGCCGGCACGCTTGGCGCGCAAGCGCAGCAAGACGCGATTGAGCTTATCAATTCATCGCCGATCTTCCGGGCGCAGATCACCGAAGGCGAAAATGCGCTTTTGCAAAACGCATCGGCAACGGGCGGCTTGCGTGGCGGCAATGTGCAGGCGGCGTTGGCGCGGTTTCGGCCGGCGATGCTGAATGCCGAGATTGAGCGCCAATATGGCCGGCTTGGCGGATTGACCCAGCTTGGCGCGCAGACTGAATTGAACGTGGCGCAGCTTGGCCAGGCCGGCGCGGCCAAGCAGGCGGCGGCAGGCTTGCAGACGGCGGCGAATATCGGGAACCTTGGCGGGCAAGCTGGCGCGGCGATGGCGGGCGGCATTTTGGGGCAGGCGGGCGCTTATGGCAATTTCTTGAGCGGCGCCATCCCGCAAGCGGCGGGCACGGCGTTCATGCTGAATAAGTCCAATTTGTTCGGCGGCGGGCAATCGCCAACTCAAACATCAATGATGTTTGGAAGGTCTAGCATGGAAGCAACCTCGCCAGAGGTTAGCAATCTTATCATGTTTGGCACTCCTACAGGATTTAGATCATGAGCCAATCCATTCAGCCGCCAAATTATCTGGCCAACATGCCAAACCCGCAACAGTCCTTTGTTCAAGGATTGCAGCTTGGGCAGGGCGTTTTGGGTATTCAGCAAGAGCAACAATCGCAGGAACAGATGAGGCAGGCGCTTGGCGAATTGGCAACCAATCCTACCACGGAAAACATCACGCGCGCCATGATCCGGTTCCCTTCGCTTGCGGATAAGCTGAAGGAGCCTTTGAAGATCGTGACTGAAACGGAGCGCAACGGGCGCATTTCATCCGCGATGCCGATCTATGCCGCGTTGGCAAGTGGCAATCCTGACATTGCGCGCACTCAACTTGAGGAAGCCGCGGTAGCCGCTGAAAATTCAGGCCGCAAAGGGGAAGCCATGCGCTTTCGGACGCTTGCCGATACCGCGCGCATTAATCCCAATATGGCGATGCTCGAAATCGGCGGCGTGCTTGCTGCGAACATGGGGCCGGATAAGTTCTTCGAGACTTTCAAAGGCGTTTCGACGTTGCCTAGCACTGTTCGGGAAGCGGGGGCGACTGCGGCCACGGCAGAGACAACGGCAGGGTTTGCGCCGCAAACTCAACAGGCCGCGCTTGCCAAGATTTACGGCGATCTTGACAACGCATCGCAGCGCCTTGGATTGGACGCCGAAAAGGCGCGCACTGATGCATCGTTGAGATATGAAGAGTTGCGCGCGAAAGGTGGCCAGCTTTCTGCTGATGGGGAAAAACGATTAAATGATGCGGTCGTTGCTGCAACCGTAGGCGGTCAGCAGGCTGATAGAATGAGTGCACTTGCTTCAAATATTGAGCAACGCATCAGGACATCGGGCGTTCAAGCGCGTGGAAATGAATTGATCAATCAAGTTCTAGGCACGCAAGATGAAGTTTCTTTGATCCGTCGAGAGTATTTGAGGCTTCGTAATTCTGAAGTTGTGCGAGCCCTTCCGCCCGGTCCTGCTTCTGATCGCGACATTCAGATTTTCACGCAAGGTTTTCTTGATGAAACTGCTTCTCCTTCTGCACTTGCGGCAGGATTGCGTGGCATGGCAAAAATTGCGCGCCTTGATGCTGAAACAAAAGCTATGGAAGGCGAATGGATTGGTTCTTTTGGGCGTTTGCAAAATGCCACTAGAGGCGTCCAAATCATGGGAATTGATGTAAGGCCCGGAACCTCATTTCGTGATTTTTCCAAAGCATTTGCCGAAAGCCGCACCACCGCCATGGCGCCAC